GACCGTGGCGTCCAGCTCGGCGTCCCACACGCGGGGGTCCATCGGGACGTAGGTGCCGTTGATGCGCAGCATCTCCGCCTTCGTGCTGTGCTTGGCCATCAGCTTCAGGATCTGGCGGAACAGGCGGCGCATGCCGGTGTAGGCCAGGTTGGCCACCATCACCTCCACCTGGCCGGCGGCGGCGCCGATCGTGGCGGAGACGGCGGAGCGCGTCGTGGACTGCATGGCGTCAGGGTCGAGGCCCATGCTGGCCCGCGTGACGCCCGTCTTCACCTCGACCATCTGGTCGACGTACTGCAGCGCGGGGAGCGTCTGACCCGCCACGAATGGCACGGTCAGGTCGCGCAGCATGCCGGGGGCGGAGACGCGGACGACGCCGCCGATCTCGTTGTTCAGCAGGTCATTGATCTCCACCTGTCCTTTTACGGCCTCGACGCGGGGGTTGTTTGTCATCTGCACGTTGTCGAGGATGCCGCGCATGATCGACGTCGCGGCGTCCTGATCCTGCTCGATGATCTCGACCAGGCTGCGGCCGAAGTATGTGTGCGGCTCGGGGTCGACGTGCCACCCGGCGAAGCAGTGGTCGTCGACGGGCTCGTAGTCGAGCAGGCGGTTCTTGGTCCCGCCCAGCAGGAACTTGTGCAAGATCGGCACGCCGGTGCCGTCCGCGTCGATCCGCATGTACGCCTCGGTGATCGTCACCAGCTTCATGGACGGATCTTGCGAGTTCTCCGTCTCGTCGCGGTTGATCGGGTAGCCGCGGCGCTCCTCCTCCTCCTGGTCGCGCATGTCCGTGCTGGACCCGCTGTCGAGGTCGAGGACGAGATCCTCGTCGATACCCATGGCGATGACGTCGCCCGCGCGCATCTCGGTCCGGTGGCCGATGACGTAGAAATCCTCGTCGCCGCGCGCGTTGCGGTCGATGAAAAATTCTTCCGGCGGCAGCGTGTCGATGCACAGCTTGCCGGCGGGGTTGCGGCGCATGATGCGCAGCGAGTGCAGCTGCGGCAGGACGGGGGGCATCTGCGGCAGCTGGCTTGGGTCGATCGGCTGGCCGGCGGCGGCCGCCTGCTGCGCCATCGCCTGCGCCGCGTCGACCTGCTGCTGCATGGCGGCGATCGTCTCCTCGTCGGGGCGTGCCTCCTCGCGGATCAGCTCGGCGCCGGGGGAGTCAAGGACGGCCTGGTACTGCGCGTCGTCCAGGTCGGTGAAGTCGTACACCTTCGGCTGGTCGTACTCCGCCCAGTATGTCTTCGTGAAGCCGACTTTCTTGACCAGCGCGTCGTGCGTCACGTCGCGCAGGATCTGGTACCCGTTGTTCTGGCGGAATTTGGCGGCGGCGTACGTGCTTGCCTGCTCCATGCTGGCGACGTCCTCAGGCCCGCTCGGCACAAACTCAACCGGGCGCTCGGACGTCATGAAGACGCGCTGGATGGACGGCTTGACCGCGCGGACGGTGTCGCGGCACTTGGTGGCGACGACAGTGCTGCGCCCCTCCTCCTCGCCGATGTCCACCTCGCCGTCGAAGTACCGCTGCGACTTGATGCGCAAGTCGGCGATGTCGCTGGAGATGAAGTCGATCGCGTCGTCGACGGCGGACGACACGATCGCCTCGATCTCGTCGTCGTCCATGGGCTTGAAGGGGCCGTCGTCTTCGACCTCGACCTCAATCTCGCCCTCGGTGAGCATCATGTCCATCTCGTCGTCGGAGGCCAGCTCGCGGTCGCCTGTAGGTTTCTTCGCCACTTTTTGCTCCGTCCTTTACTGGGCTTGCCGGTCGTCTGGCTGGGCCGCCGCCTGCGCGCCGCTGCCCGTGAGGTACGCAGTCATGGCGGCCTTCATGCGCGCCTTGCCTTGATCCGTGAGGGGGCGGCCGGCGATGATTTTTTCGATCAGGTCTTCTACGGCCCGTTTCTGTAGCGCGCCAGCTGCGACGTTGGCACCAAGCGCCGTTGCGCCAAACGCACCCGCGCCTGCTGCCGCAACGTACGGATCTCTGGTAGCCGCCATGAGGCCGGCGCCGACAGTGCCCATCCCCGTACCCATCGACACGGGGCCGCGAGGGGCAAACTTACCGACAAACCGCAGCGCGTTGTCGATGGTGCCGCCGGCGGCGATCTGGTTGATGGCTGTCACCTCTTCCGGCGTCCAGCCCACTTCATGCCCGCGAATGATCTTCCGCGACAGTTCGCGGAACTGGCCGCGCACGGCGTTCTCCATGCCGCTCTGGCTAAACTGGCCCGCGTTGACCTTAGCGATCTCGAGCAGGTCGGTCAGCGTCTCGCCCTTCATGGCCCGCTGATACATGGAGTTCGCAACCTGGATCTGGGGCGCAAGTTGGCTCGTCTCGTCATCAAACTCTTTTAGGATCTTGCGCAGGATCACACCCTCGCTGGTGCCGGCCGCGTCGCGAGCCCGCGACGCGATCCCCTGCCGCGTGGCCAAGATCTGGGCGGCGTCGATCATGTTCGAATTGCCGTACAAATCTAACCCGTTAAGCACGCCCTGCACCTTGGTGTAGTCGGGATCCAGCGTGCCGTTGGGGAGAAGGATGCCCTGCTGGCGGGCAATATCGCGCGCCTTTGAGCCGACCGAGGCAAAGGTGGTCGCGGGGAAGGCCATATTCAACTGCCGGACGTCGTCAAACAAATCGCCCGCCGCGCTCTTCAGGGCGTCAGGTGTCTGCGGCCCCCTCGGCAGCTTGGTCGTCAGCCTATCGATCGTGTTCGCCGCCAGGGATCCCCCGAGGGAGCCGACTATCTGTGCGACAGTCTCAGCTGTGGCGTTGTCAGGAAACGCCACGGAAGCCCCGCCGGCGGCGGCCCCGCCACCGGCGGCGGCAGTCGCCTCGGTGGCGGTGAACCTGGCCGGGTTGGCGCGGTAGGCCGCGCCCACGTCGGCGATGATGTTACGCCCCGCGTTCAGTAGCGTGGGCGCCGCGCCCACTATTCTTGCGGGCGCTGCGACAGCTGTCGTGAGCGCGAGCGGTACTGCGGCGCCAACCTCTTGCGTCGCGCGGCGGGCTATTTTCTGCCCCGTCGTTTGCGGGGGGACGTCGCTGATGGCGGTGCCGCCGGAGATCATCTGGAACAGGTCTTCAAGACTGCGCGACCCCCCGATCGGGTAGTCGCTCCCCATGCCGATCTTGGTCAGCCCGGCGTTGAGCAGGTCCACCGGCACGCCGAGGCCGCCAGCCAGGCCCTGGTTGGCCCCGCTGACGGCTTGCGTCAGCATGTCCGTAGTCGGCACGGGGGCGGCAGCATTTGCGGCCGCCAGAAGCCGGTTGGCTGCGGCGAGATCCCCCGCCGCAATGGCGCGGTCCACGCCCGCCAGCAACTGCTCTTTTGTCGGGTCAGCCATTGGTTCTCGCCCTCACGGATTGACGTACTGCATGTCGCCGGGGAGGACAGGACCGCCCCCGCCCCCGCCTGTGCCGCCGCCCGCTCCGCCGCTCGTGAACAGGGGGTAGGCTTCGGCGTACGTGCGCATCGTTTGGGGCCAGTTTTGGTCCAGGCGCCCGTTCTTGGCAATGTACTCATCCGCGAGGCGCGCCAGCTCAATCTTACGCTGCGCAATTCGCTTCTGCGCCTCTATGATCATCCTGTTGCCCGGGATGCTGTTGTCCAGGTTGGCCGTCATGCCCATGATGAAATCGCGGTCGGCGTTGGAGAAGCCCGCGCCGAGCGAGCCGCCGAGTTGAGCCATCACAGCCTGCGTTGATGCCGCGCGGAAGGCTTCTATGCTGCCGACGTCGGCGGGGTTCCCCCCGAGCGCCTCGACCAGCTTCTGCATGGATACGACGGCGTCGGTGCCCGTTCCGCTGCGGAAGTTGGGGTCGTTCATTAGCACTTCCATGCGCCCCAGGTTGGCAATTTGATCGCTGGCGGACGCGGCGGCATCCTGCACGCCGGTATAGGTCTTTACCGCCCACTCTCCGAGGCCCTTGTCGTAGGCGTTCTCCTGCGGAGGCAGGGTCGTGGACACGGTCGTGCCGCCCGCACCAGCCCGAGCCATCTCGGCCGCCTCGTCCGGCGTCTTGCCCTTGGACAGCCAGTACTCATAATTCTGGATCATGGCGGTGCGGTTATCTTCCTCCGACGCCACCTCCTCAGCATAGAACCGACCGTCTGGGCCGAACTGACCGGCTTGAGCCCCATATGCTGCGGCTTCTTGGGGCGTGGCACGGCGGAATTCAGGCTGTGGGTTTTGCAAGTTTTGCAGTTCCAACTGCTTAATCTGCATATTGAGCGCATCCATCGGGTCCGCAGGCCTTTCCCGCGACAAAGCCTCATTGACCACAGAGCCCGCGTCGATAGAACCAGTTTCCAAGGCAGCAGCCAGATCATCATGCCCACGCGACCGCAGCCACTGCGCCGTGCGGTTTGCTGCCTGCTGCTCGCCGCGCTGCTCTTGCCGCTGCCCCACCACGGCCGCCAAGTTCTGGTCCGGGTTCATGCGCAAGCTGTTGAAGGCCAGCGCGAGGCTGTCCATCAGGCTACCGCTGCGCAGGCCCTCGCCGACCCGTTGCCCGAACGTCTGCGGCTGCTCTTCCGGCATTCCCAAAAGGCCCATGCCCATCGTCCCCTTACTGCTTCTCGTGACGTTGCCGCCGCCCTGACCGCCCAAGATCGACGCCACATAGTTTTGTGTTTCCTCGTACGGCGGCACGCCGCCATACTTCTGCACCGCGCCCGGGCCGGCATTGTACGCAGCCAGCGCCAGTCTCGGGTCACCAAAGGTGTCCATCTGCTGGCGCAAGTATCGGGCGCCGCCCTCGAGGTTCTGCAGCGGGTCGCGCGGATTGACGCCAAGATCCGCCGCCGTGCCAGGCATCAGCTGCGCCGGGCCGTAGGCACCGGCAGAGCTGGTGACGTGCGGCTGGAACCCGCTTTCCTGCTGGATCAGGCGCAGGAACAGATCCGGGTCCACACCGTTGCGGCGGGCTGCTTCGATGGCGGCGGCGCGAAGGTCCATGTCTTACCCCACGAACCCGGCCGCGCGGCGGGCGCGATCCATCAGCGGGCGCAAAGCGCGCTTGAGGATGGGAGCCCTGCGGACGACGCCGGCGAACCATTCCCCGTGCGTGGCGTACAGGTTCAGGAGCCACTTCGGCGCGTCGTTCAGCAGCCAGGTTCTGAATTGGACCCAGCGGCCGTCTTCTTCCCCGTAAACCTCACGCGCGACCCAGCACAGGCCGAGGCCGCCGGCTATCTGCGCGCCGGCCGCCAGGTAGTCGAACAGGCCCTTCTTTTCCGTGCCGGTCTGCGTCTGCGTCTGCTGCCCCATATTGGCCCCGCTGAGGGCCGCCATCTGGGTAGCCAAGGCGTTTTGTGGCGCGCCGGTGAAGCCGCCGTACTGGCCGCGGGCGGCGTCAATCAGCGCCTGGTTCATTGCCTGCTGCAGCTGCCCCTGCTGCATCTGCTGCTGGCCGATCTGCTGGCCGTAGCCAAAGCCGAGGTTGGACAGATTGCCCAGCTGGCCGGCGGCCTGCAACTGCGTACCCTGCTGCTGCTGCGCGGCGCCCAGGGCCGTGTTGAAGCCGGTGTTGTAGAGGTTGCCCAGCGTCTGCCCCGCCTGGTCAAAGAAGGCGCGGTTTGTCTCGCCCTCGGCCACACCCTGGCGAGATCCGCCGAAGGCGCGCGCATTGGTCGCCTGCGCGCCCAGCTGGTTCATCGACATCTGCCGCGCGCGCTCCATCGCCTGCATCGTCGGGTCGACAACCGCCTGCGTGAATGGGTTCATGAAGGCGCCGATGTTGGGCATGCCAGTCATGGCGCCCTGCGTGCCCTGAAGTGCGCCGGTGTAGGCGTTGGCCGACTGCTGGTACACGTTCTGGCCCGGCTGAGCCATTGGCGCGGCGGGCGTGACGGTGTTTGCGGGGTTGAAAGCGGTTCCCATTATTTCTTCTTCCCTGCGCTAGGCTTAGACGGGGGCCCCGATCTTGGCTGTGGCCCGTAAGACATGGCGCGCGCCTTGGTGTCAGCCTTGGTGCTGTAGGTGTCGAACGACGTGTTGCGCGAGCTGGCCGATCCCTGCCTTGGCTCGTTCGGGTCGCGGTACATCGGGGCGCGCACCGTCTGCGCCATCATCGATGGCGGCGGGGCTCCGTACACACCCGTCGGCGGGGCACCCGTCTGCGGATTGATGAAGGGCGCCCTCAGCGCCGCGTACTGGCCCGGGTTGCGTGCCGCCAGCTCAGCCACAGCCTGGTCATACATGCCGCCGGAGCTGTAGCCCCGCATGCCGTTCGCAAAG